TGTTTCCAGCAATGCCAATGAGCAGAAGAATTATGAAAGTGCCTAAACTAACTGGCTCTGTATCATTCCACCAACAAACACTCTCTGCTACTGAGTCTGGAACTGCGGCTGGTGAATCTCGTCACTCCACTGGAGAAATCGAGTTGGAACTAAAGACTATGATTGCTAACATTCCTATCGGTAACTATCTAATCGCATACGGTGTTGAAGGATTACTTGCAGTTCTTCGTGATGACATCGCTTCTCAACTTGCTTCTAACGAGCAATCACTATTACTAAACGGTGACACTGAAACTGGAAGCACTTACGCTGACAACATCAACGGTGCATGGCACACTAGCAACAACCCAACATTCGGTGTTGACGCTACTCACAATGATTACTTACTATTGTTTGACGGACTTCGTGCGGCTTCTCTAAAGGCTACCCGTGGCGGTGCAACTGAGGCAGTTGGCGGTACATTCGCTCTATCCCACATCAGAAGTGCAATCAACAAACTTGGTGTGTACTCAGATAACAGGGATGAACTAGGTCTAATCGTTCCTCGTAACCTTGAAGTTCAACTTCTAGGACTTACTGAACTACAAACTGTTGACAAGTACGGTGCTGGCGCAACTATCCTAAGTGGAGAATTGGGTCGCATTTACGGTATCAGAGTGTTCTCAGTCGGTGTACTTGCTGAAAACCTTAACACAACTGGTAAATACGAAACTGGCGGTGGAACTGTTCAGAACACAACAACCGCTATTCTAATGAACATTAGGTCACCAATTATCGGAAACCCAACTCTAGCAGAGAGAAGGTTCTCCATTGGATTCCATGATGAGCCAACAAAGGACAGATTCGTACTCATCCCTAAGCAAGACATTGCATTCGCAGTGCGCTATGATGAAGCAGTCTGTGTCTTTACAGGCATAGCAGTAGTCTGAGGCTGACTAAGTCACCTTCGATGGCTAACAAGGGGTATTCCCCCTCTCCAACTGGGGAGGGCGGAGTATCAACTGTTATAATCCATCTATGGCAGGTGATTATACATGGCGGCAATAGATTACTGTACACTCGCAGAGGTCGAAACCTACGCTGGTATCAACTTTAGTGATGGGATTGGCCCCACTGATGTTGAACTGGCTACGATGATAACCAATGCTTCACGCATGGTTGATGTTTATGCTGGCGTTCAGTTGGCTGGAACTACTGACCATGTTGAGTATCATGACTCGACTTTCAGATTACAATGTCTGGTTCTTAGAAATAGGCCAGTTATCTCTGTAACAAGTGTCGAGGAAACCAAGTCTGATGGGTCAACCATCGTTATGGATGAGGGTCGAGAGCGTGCTAACAAAGATTGGTGGCTCGATGACACAGATGCTGGTATCATCAGACTTCATGCACGGGCTGGTGTCAATGCCAAGCAACTGTTCAAAGTAACCTACACCAGTGGGTATGCCGCCCCTCCAATAGAGGCTAAGATGGCTACAATCATGTTGGTTATCAGACAGGCGGCGAGAGCGGCACTGAATGATGAGAACTGTGCTGATAGAATCAAGGAGATGTGGCGGCCTCTTCTGGCTTCAACCGAATCCGAATACCGTGAAATGTTGGAGAGAGTCAAAGCCAAATCACTATCCAGTGTTGCAGTATTTGGGAATGGTGGGGCTTGATGGGTACAGCGCCAGCAGTTGACCCACACACATTGCTCTCTGGCCTTATCGAGAATAATATGGTATCACCAGACCCAGCCACTTGGACTGTTGCAGTTAACAATGCGTGGTTGGAAGTCAAGTTACAGAAACAATACCAAATCGCAATCACTCCATCATATGCTGAAGTGTCAACTATCACTTTAGACGATGGTACTACCACTGCCAAGCGTAGGCTATCTCACTTCTTCATAGTTCATCTCTATCACCCTTCCAGAACAGGTGTTTGGAACTTGTATCGAAACTTCGCTACACTGATGAACACAAGGTCGCTGGTATCAGAGGGTGTTGCTGGTAACACTGACTACCGATTCGTCAAGATAGCCAGAAGCGAATCTAGTAAAGCAGTACAGACTCTGGATAAAGAATGTGGGTTCGATAACCCACCCAAAGGAAGTGAACTGGGCTATCGCATTGACCTAACTGTTGAAGTCAGATGGAATGAATAGACATAATGTTTATATAGGTAAAGCCCCTACGATAGAACAGAGGCGACCAAAAATGACTTATGTTCACGGACTCGGAGATGCACAGGAAAGAGTGGAAGATGACTACCTACCCCCAGCACCAAAATGCTGTGAATGTGGTGGTGAAACTGAGTACGATGGTAAAGACTGTGGAGTTATTCAATGGCTTTGTCTTGATGAGGACTGTGAAGCAGTTACTGAAGATGAAGAAGATGATGAGGACGACTACTGGTATAGCGACTATTGAAATAGGTGGGCGGTTTCAATATGACCATGAGTCGAATTGTTAGGATTAACATTCCTTCCAAAGCGCCTCTCCCCGATATGTGGGATAAGGTACGGGATGATTTTCCTATGCCTTCCCCACGCCCATTCCAAGCCGAAGCGCTCTCAGTGATTTACTGGGCGCTGGAGAATGATGATTTCGATAACATAGTGATACAGGCACCAACTGGCATAGGCAAGTCAGCCATTGCTATGACTGTTCAAAATAGATTTCAGTCAGCATACCTAATGACTCCTTCTCTGGGACTGACAGACCAATACAAGGCTGATTACGGTCACAAACTAAAGGAAGTCAGAGGGAGAAGCAACTTCCCCTGTTGGGTACGCTCTGGTACGGCTAAAGGTGCCCCCTGCTGGTCTAAGCGTGGAACATGCAAACATGCGGTCAGAGATAAGGAGGAACCTTGCCCTTACTATGAGCAGAGGTGGGCGGCTGAGGATGCTAAGTTGACTTTGTCAAACCCTTCGTATATGTTCAGAGCAGTCAAAGGATTCACTAACTTTGAGCAGAGGCAATTTGCTATAATTGATGAAGCACATGACATGGAAGGATTCATTCACGATTTACTTGAAGTCAGACTGAGTGAGAAGGAATGGAAAAGAGTATTCGGCAACACTGAGAAGTTTCCAATGCACTTATCTCCGAAGGACTGGAAAGTGGAAATAGACGAAAGGATAATGACTGCCAAAAATGTACTTCAGAAGGCTGAAGATGACATGGGAATAACGAGAGATGAGAAGGAGGTTGAGGCCATTAAGGAAGCGGTTTCTAAACTAGAAACTGCACATGAGATTCTATTGAAACCTAACAATGTTCATGTGTCATTTGATAATAGTAAATGGGGCAACTACCTTTGTTTGAAGCCGATAAGAGTCAGAGATTATGCCGCTGAGATTATTGAGTCCGTAGGAGAGAAGCGTATATTCCTCTCGGCTACCATTCTCGATATAGATACATTCCTTCACGGGTTAGGTCTTGAGTCGCAAAAGACACTCTATGTGAATATAACTAAGTCACCATTCCCAACTGAGAACTTCAATGTGCATTACGCCCCATGTGGTTCAATGTCATACGCCAAGCGAAAGTTCGCTCTCCCCAAACAGGTGAAAGCAATTGATGCGATAATGAAGAAGTTTCCAAACAAGAGGGGGGTTATTCTGCCGCATAGCCATGCTATACGAAAGACATTGGTTGATGGATTGAAAGCGCTGGGACATGAGGACAGGATTGTAACTCATGATGGGAATGCCAAAGGCAGAAAAGAGGCATTGGATTACTTCTTCAAAAGTGAGAGAGATGACTTGGTTCTGATTTCAACTTATGTGACGCAGGGATTCGATTTCAAGGGCAAATTGGCTGAATGGCTTGTGATATGCAAGGTGCCATACTTGCCTACAAACGACCCAGTCATTTCAGAGAGGATGCAACAGGACGAACAGGCGTGGAGAATGGTGTGGGAAGATAGCCCTAAGTGTCCGTACCAGCCTCCGACCAAGTACAGCGGAGATTTATGCGGTGCAGGTTTTACTTGCCCTGCGCCCTGTCAGAAGTGGTACCAACTACAAACTGCGCTTGCCATAGTTCAAGGGGCAGGGAGAGTGGTTAGAACTCCAGAAGATGTGGGTCACTTGTTTATTCTCGATGGAGGATGGGCGAGATTCGCTCGCAACTCTCAGCATTTACTACCTGCGTGGTTTAGAAACAACATTCGGGAAGCGCCAAATTGGTTGAAACGACAGATGAAATAACAAATATAGACGAA